AACATTCGGCAACGAAATAAGTTACGAGAAAAGACGAGACAAGGTTGTACAGTTCTTAGAGAATAGTACGATTGCTTTTCCATTGCCTGAGGCAAGTGTAGATATATTAACTACAATGCTAGAAGGCCAGAACCCAAACGGTATGGACGCAACTAAAATACAAATGGTTGAAGGTCGTTTAGAAGATATCGGATTTAACAAGCCTACAGCAACAACACTTGCACAGGCATTAATTAAGGTTGCACATCAGCAAGGTGTACACCCTATATCATACTTCGAACTAAATGAAAGTAGTATAAAGTTAGCAGAAAACACATATAAAGCATTGAACACAATCAGACCAAAAGGCAATCTTGTTGGTTTAACAGTTGAGAAACAAAACAAATTCAGTAAAATTGCTAATTTAATCAGGCCGTAAGGACTTAGCATGGCGTCTAAATATTCCCAAGGAAAATACATTGTCGAGAATCCTAGTAAGTATATAGGATCAAAGGCACCCTTTGCTCGTAGCAGTTGGGAAACGGCGTTTATGAGGTTCTGTGATAGCCATCCAAACATAATCAAGTGGGCAAGTGAGAACGTTAAGATACCTTATATGCATCCTTTCACAGGAAAGATAACTAACTATGTACCCGACTTTATGGTTCAATATGAAGATAAGAACGGTAAAACACGAGTAGAGTTAATCGAAGTTAAGCCTAAAAGCCAAACTGTAATTGAAAATGCTAGAGGCAGGGGCGACAAGTTAGCAACACAAATTAATGCTGTAAAATGGGAAGCCGCCGCGGCATGGGCAAAAAGTAAAGGTATACATTTTAAAGTTATTACTGAAGATCAGATATTTAACAAGCCTAAACGAACTACCAAACCAAGACGCAAAATGCGTTAACAACAACTAAATACTGTTATGACAAAGAAACTTGAAGAAGAATTTAATTTACCATCTATAGAAGACGCATTAGCAACTGACGAAGTTGAAAAGTTTGATGTGCAACCTAAACCTGAAATGTTTGAAATAGCTGAAGTTGAGAAAGCACTTAGTAATGCAGAAAAGATAGACCATGCACTACGAAATGTTGAAGGCTTGGACGACCATAACATTGACATGGATAGTATTGCCCAACAAGCAACAGACAGTTTTCAGCAGTTAATGAATTTAGGCATGAATGTTAGTGATAGAGATGCAGGTAGTATATTTGACAGTGCGTCTAAAATGTTAAACACAGCATTAACGGCAAAAGACAGTAAAATTAATTCAAAGTTAAAGCAAATTGATATGATGATTAAGAAAGCAAGATTGGATAACAATGCTGGAACAGGTTCTAGTAGTGATTCAAGCCCAGAACAAACGTTTGATAGAAACGAGTTGTTAAAGATTATCAATAATAAAGATTAAATTCTCCAAGGTACTAGTTTAAACCTTTCTTTAGGCAATCCCAAAAACGTAGTAGTCCATGCACTTTGCCCAACAAAGTCTAAGTGAGCCCATTCATCCTTTCTAAGCAGTTTAGTTTTTGCAACATCGTTCCAGTCGTGTTCTTCGATTGCTAGTTCTATGGTCTCTTTCATTTCTAATACATTGCTTAAATTATGACAGTCCCATTCAAAGTGAAACAATTCCATACAGTTACTTTTTGAGTCAACATAATCTATACTAATGTCTATCCCCCACTTGGGTTTTAGGTTAATCATTTTATATAGTAGTGGCATACCTGGTGCCCAATGACTTAGTTGTTCCAATGCATACCCGTGATAACCTTTACGTTCATATAAGTCTGCATGATTAATATGAGCACCTGTTTTTATCTTATCGTTGATATACCAGTCTTGTTTTATATTGGCATTATATGTATTTGCGTCAGCATATTCTTGCTCAAGCAAACATAAGTCATATCCGCTTTGGTCGAACCGCTGTAGGGCATCTGCGTTGGGACAAACCATGTTTTCAATAGCCGCACCCCATGTGCCTTGTTGGTTAAATTTATTTTGAGTTAGTTTAAACTGCATACTTTTAGTATTTATGATAAATAAGTGTAACAGGAGTTTTAGACTATGAGAGAACTAAAAGACATCATTTCTGAATCATTCAATAAAGAGTACGGCTACAAAATTAAAGTTGCCAAAGATTGCTCTAGTGAAGATTTAGCAAAATTAGAAGCAATATTGTCAAAGTACAATGTTGTAAGTGCTACTCCTTGGAAGAGAGCACCTATTCAAGAGAACCCAATTGAGTTTTCAAGATTGAAAGGCGCACACTTTACAAGTGAAGTAAGTAGTACAGACGTTATATTGAAGTACCCAGTCAATGATAGAGTACTAGAAGTATACGTTGCGGTAAACTTAGGCGTAGACCATGAACGTGTGTTATGTTATGCTGTTAAAGATCCGCGTAAAGCAGAATCGGAAATAGCCGCAGAAGTAGCGACTAGCGATGTAGACAGGCACGTCAACGAAGACGATGCAGAGTTAACAAAAGAAGAACAAGCACATTATGAAGCAGAAAACGTTGATGTCGATTTCAGTGAAGCATTGTTCGGTGAAGAGTACAATACAAAATTCCTAAAAGAGCTACAAAGAATTAAAGACGAGAAAGGTGCAGATTACTTCCGTAACTATCCTACTAAGGATAACTTAATGGGTGAGAAGCATGCCGCAACAATGGACACATTGATGAACACTCCAAACATGGGTAAAGGCGCTGAATCAACAAAGCATGTACATGACGTAAGTCAAACTAGAGGCGCAAGAAGCTCGTGAACGACATAGATCTTAATAAGAAGCTATTGGAAGCATGTGAAGCAGGTGTTCCAAACGACACTGCTGAAAGTCACTCTTACAAAAAGAACTTCAGTACACGAACAGGCTCGGTAACTATTGATGCACATTCTGATTCAGTTGACGAACTTAAAATGTTATTACAAAAAGTTGGTATTACATTACCCGGTGGTGAACCAGCGGCGACTCAAATGCATTACGCAGATCCAATTGAGCATGACCATGCTGAAGAGCCAATGCAAGTTGTTAGTGTTGATGTAGACGATGAACAAGAAGAACCTGTAAATCCATACAACAGCGGCACACCAGATAAGCAAGTTTTAACCAACATCATTAGAGATAAACTTAAAGCATATCTCATGAACGGTTCTAAATAACAACAATCCCCCACATAAATCTACATAAATAACTGTATGCCAAAAGGAACAGTAGGTACAGAGCTTGTAAAAGGCGCATACGATAGAGTTAGTTATGACGCAACAATGCTGAAAGAATTTCAGGAATGTTGTGACCATGATACTGGCCCATCATTCTTTATGAATAACTTTGTAAAGATTCAACATCCTACAAAGGGCGGTATATCATTTACCCCGTTTGATTATCAAGACGACCTTATTGAAAACTACAATACATATAGATACAGTATTAACATGCTGGGCAGACAGATGGGTAAGACCACTGTTGCCGCAGGCTATCTTTTGTGGTTTGCTATGTTCAGACCAGACAGTACAATACTAGTTGCGGCCCACAAGGCGGCAGGCGCAATGGAAATTATGCAACGTATACGATATGCATACGAAAGTGTACCTGATCATATTAGGGCTGGTGTAACTGAATATAACAAAATGAGCATAACGTTTGATAACGGAAGTAGAATTGTAGCAAGTACTACAACTGAGAATACTGGACGTGGTATGTCGTTAACATTAGTTTACTTAGATGAGTTTGCATTTGTACCTCCACGTATTGCCGCAGAATTTTGGACAGCACTATCTCCGACACTTAGTACAGGCGGTAAGTGTATTGTAACTAGCACACCTAACAGTGACGAAGACACGTTTGCTAGTATTTGGCACCAGTCACAGAAAACAATTGATGAGTATGGCAATGAACTAGAATTAGGTATTAATGGTTTTAAAGGCTACATGGCTACTTGGGACCAACATCCTGATAGAGACCAAGAATGGGCAGACGCAGAAACTAGCAGAATTGGTGAAGAACGATTTAGGCGTGAGCATGAATGTGAATTTATTATATATAATGAAACACTCATTAATCCACTTTGCTTGGCTGACATGACTCACGTAGATACTCTGTATAGAACAGGACAAGTTCGTTGGTATGCTAGGCCCAAGAAAGGCAGTATGTATATTGTTACACTTGACCCTAGTGCAGGCACAGGTGGTGACAATGCCGCGATACAAGTTTTAGAGTTACCTGCAATGGCGCAAGTTGCCGAATGGTGTCATAACAAAACACCTGTTGAAGATCAAGTTAGAACTATGCGACAAGTACTACAAGAGATTGATACATACGAGCCTAGTGATATTTACTGGACTGTAGAGAATAATACAATCGGTGAAGCGGCACTTGTGGTTATTAGAGACACTGGAGAAGAGAACTTCCCAGGACAAATGCTACACGATCCTGTTAAGGCACAAGGTAAACGTGGACGCAAAGGTTTCCATACTAGTGCTAAAACAAAAATTGAAGGGTGTATTACACTTAAACGTTTTATAGAACAAGATAAACTAAAAGTCTACAGTAAGGCATTTTTGCGAGAACTTAAATGTTTCGTTGCTAAAGGTTCAAGTTTCGGCGCACAGTCAGGTGAAACAGATGACTTGGTAATGAGTATGCTTATTGCTGTACGCATGATTACATATATTGCATCATTCGAAGATGCAGTTTATGAGGCAGTGAATCAAAACATCAAAGGGATAGAAGAGAAAGGCTATGCTGACGATGACGATGAAACACATCCATACGATGAGTATGACGAGCCCATGCCAATTGGGCTACTTTGATAAATACAAGTAGGAGATAAATAATATGGCAATAAGTGTAAAAACAGTTGCAGACAGAGTCTTTAACTTACTCAAAGGATATGGCTACGAAGTAGATACTTTTGATAAGGACGGTGAGACAGTCGGTGACCCAGCAGACGCAATTAGGTTCTTTGTAGAGACACCTAACTTACTTGTAACATTAAATGTAGCAAGTGAAGAGATACGTTTTAGTGCTTCAGAGAATACTGATGAAACAGATACTCTAAGAAAGCAGTTAGGCGGCATTGCAAGAAAACACTTAATGACAATGGATTATAGATTATTTGGAAAATCATTAAAACCAGCCAGTGAAACAATAAACATTAAAAAAGAGAAAGATATGGAAAGCGTACAAGAAGCAAGTTTAGGTTCATCATATGGATCAGCAAAAACAAGTTACCAACCTTTGGACACAGTTAAGTTAGTAGTAAAACATACTAAAGCTGTAAACGAAGAATCACGTGGCGCTAGAAGTAGGAATATTAGTAAGATATTCATTCAAGCAAACGAAGAACGTTTCCTTTTCCCTAGTAAGAACTTGCAGGGTGCAAGAGCAATGGCAAGACACATTTACAATGGCGGCACAATGCATGACTCAGTTGGCGAAAGCATTGTAAGTATGTGCGGTGATTTAAAAACATTAAAAGAATTTGTTAACTATGTATCTAAGCAAGGACTCATTAACGAATCAAACGAAGAATACGTTAGTGTTGCTAGAGAACATATTGAAGGTATCAAGAATACATTCAAGAAAATAGCAGGACCTTCCTCATACAGTAAGACAGTTGAGAGTTTAAGCGAATACGAAAACATTGAAATGGTTAACGAAGTAAACTTAGAAGATCACTTCACTGAAACACACTTTGACAACAAAGTGGGTAATGCACATGAAACACTTTCTAAGTTAGTAAACAAAAAGACAGCATTTGAAAGTTACATTATGAATGCAATTGAAAGCACAGACTTTAGTGGCGCAAAAGAACTTATATCAGAAGATCCGATGGAGTTCTCAAATCCACATGCTAAGTTAGGATATCAAGTTAGCCAGTTAAGCAACTCAGTTGGTGATAGTAAACTTGCTAATTACTTAGGTGGGATTGGTAACAAATTAACAGGCGGCGGCAATTTAGATGCAATGGAGTACAGAGCAGTTAAGGCTTCGTTACTTTCAGCACAACAGCCACAGCAAGCGACAATGTCACAAGGCATCGTTGAAAGCGAAAACAAGAAATACCAAAAATTTATTGAGAGTTTCGAAATATTCAATAAATAGTAGTACAGGAAAGAAAACTATTTGTCAGCAATAGTATAAAAAGGTTGACAACATGGCAGATATACATTATAATAAGCAACAGTTAGTACACAAACCCCAAAGTACTAGCGAACATGGCACATATAAGGAGAAAAATTATCATGGCAAATTTAGCAGAAATTAGAGCAAAACTATCCGCAATGGAATCGAAAGGTTCTGGCAACAAGCAACAATCGGGCGGCGACAACGCCATTTATCCACACTGGAATATCGACGAAGGAACATCAGCTGTTCTCAGGTTTCTACCTGACGCAGATGTAGACAATACGTTCTTTTGGCAAGAAAGACAAATGATTCGTTTGACTTTCCCAGGTGTAAAAGGTGGAGAGATGAAGCCTGTAACAGTACAAGTACCTTGTGCAGAAATGTATGGAGACACTTGTCCAGTATTAACTGAGGTACGTCCTTGGTTTAAAGATCCAAGTCTAGAAGACATGGGCAGAAAGTATTGGAAAAAGCGTTCATATATCTTCCAAGGATATGTAACTGAAAACCCACTAAGCGAAACGGCACCTGAGAATCCAATCAGACGTTTTGTTATATCACCTCAAATCTTTAACATTATTAAGTCGGCACTTATGGATCCAGATATGGAAAACATGCCTACTGACTATATGAATGGTACAGATTTCAGAGTAATGAAAACAACTAAAGGTCAATATGCAGACTACAGTACATCAAAATGGTCTCGTAAAGAACGTGCATTAGATGAAACTGAACTTGCATCTATTGATACAAATGGTCTTCACAACCTTGCAGACTTCTTACCTAAGCGTCCAGGTGCAGATGAAATTAACGCAATTAGCGAAATGTTTCAAGCATCAGTTGACGGTGAATTGTATGATGTCGAAAGATGGGGTAACTTCTACAAGCCTTATGGCGTAGATGTTCCTGCAACTGCAACACAGTCTACTACAGCACCAGTGCAAACTGCGGCTCCAGTAGCGGCTCCAGTAGCGGCTCCAGTAGCGGCTCCAGTAGCAGAAGCGGCTCCAGTTGCTCCGGCTCCAGTAGCGGCAGAAGGCGATGCGAAACCTAGTGCAGATGACATTCTGAACATGATTAGAAACCGTTCTTAAGGAGACTACCATGCAGAAACCATTTGACTTAACAAAGTTCAGAACAGGAATCACGAAAAGTATCGCTGGCATCAGTGCTGGCTTCCATGATCCGCAAGACTGGATATCAACTGGTAACTACACTCTTAACTACCTAATTAGTGGGGACTTCCAAAAGGGAGTTCCTTTGGGTAAAGTAAGTGTATTTGCAGGTGAGTCTGGCTCGGGTAAATCGTTTATCTGTTCAGGTAACTTAGTGCGTAATGCACAACAACAAGGCTGTCAAGTAGTATTGTTTGACAGTGAGAATGCACTAGATGAAGACTGGCTACAAGCATTGGGCGTTGATACAACTCCTGAGAAATTGTTGAAGATTGGCGTTTCGATGATTGACGATGTAGCAAAGACAATTAGTGACTTTGTAAAAGACTATAAGTCTAACTATGGTGACCTACCATATGCAGAGCAACCTAAATTACTATTCGTAGTGGATAGTTTAGGAATGTTGCTTACACCTACCGATGTTGCACAGTTTGAAAAAGGCGACATGAAAGGTGATATGGGTAGAAAGCCTAAGGCATTAACAGCCCTAGTTAGAAATACAGTTAACCAACTAGCACCACATCCAATTGGACTTGTTGCAACTAACCATACATACGCATCGCAAGATATGTTTGACCCTGATGATAAGATATCAGGTGGACAAGGATTTGTATATGCTTCAAGTATTGTGGTAGCAATGAAGAAGTTGAAACTGAAAGAAGACGAGGATGGGAATAAAGTTAGTACTGTACAAGGTATTAGAGCGGCATGTAAAGTAGTGAAAACTCGTTACAGCAAACCGTTTGAAAGTGTACAGATTAAAATCCCATACGAATCAGGAATGAATCCTTACTCAGGCATTTTAGAATTACTTGAGCAGAAAGGAATTGTTACTAAAGTCGGAAATAAACTACAATACATCTCACCTGTTACAGGCGAAGAGATTAAAGAGTTTAGAAAGCAGTGGACTGAAGAACGCCTACAAGTAGTAATGGATGAGTGGAATCACATTCCAGACGTTGTTGAAACTGACGACATCTCGGATTTAGTTGATGACGAAACCTTAGTAGATGATCCTACACAACACGAAGAAGGAGTAGCATAATGAATCCTGATATTTTACTTTTAGTAAGTGTCTGGGACACTGTTAAGCACTATGTTCCTAAGAAAGATCGTGTTGAAGCGGCAGAACACCTAGTTAGAGTTTTCGATGAGGAAGCAGACCTAGGAAATATTGAAGATGAAGTGGGTACTTTTGATGCTGTATTAAAAACAGCAGTAACAGGACACTTTGCATTCGATGAAGAAGAAACCGAAGATGGCGAGTGGGATTAGATAATGGCGGGATGGTTCAATTCAGTAATAGCTGACTTAGGCAAAATAGTTGATTCGATTGACTATTTTGAGAATGAGTTAGACGAAGCCAAGTACGAATGTCATATCAAGGGGAGTCTGGAGAAAGCCAGCTCTTCCCTTCCTGGCATCACTGAACACCGTTTCAATCAGCTACAAGAGATTGAAGCAATCCTGGAACACTTGAACATTGAGCTTCGTAAAGAACGTTCAATAGTGTTTAGAAAATATCTAGAACATTATAATAGAACACTTAGCAGTAGAGATGCTGAAAAGTTTGTTGATAGTGAGGACAGTGTTATCAACCTAACGCACCTCACTAATCAATACGGTCTATTGCGTAACAGGTATCTTGGCATAATGAAAGGCTTAGATACTAAACAGTGGCAAATAGGTCACATCACAAGACTGCGAACAGCAGGCATGGAAGATATAGTTATATCGTAATGAAAGATATTATTGATCTGGCGCAAGTATACAACACAAATACCGTCAGTAGACAATATCTTATACCGTGGATATCTGAGAAGTTAGGCATCCACGATAATTACGTTATAGTTCACTGTGATATAATTCACAAACCACTAAGTGTAATTAATCGCTTTGACACAATAATATTAGACGCGAGTCATAACCCAATGGATGATATCAAAGCGTTTCGAGGTCGAGTCCAAACATTTATTGATAAGCATAAAAACAAGAAGGTGATAGTACTTAGCGATGACGCTAACGAACAGTATTATACTTCTTACTTCCATTTGCCATACAGTCAGTTAGTATACCCGATTGAAGAAAAGCCTATAAAATATAAATTTTCTTGTTTGAACTCTGTTCCTAAAATACACAGACTAATTACACTGAATAAAATTTATCAGCATAACTTACAAGATTCTGTGTTTCATAGTTTTCTTTGGGATAAGCAACAGCATTCTAGAAATCACTTGCAGTCAGATTATTGGAAACAGGATATCATAGACTTCATTGATGAGTACGAATACTTTATGCAGACGATACAGCATAAATGTCCTATTATTATAGACGATATTAAAATACCATATCTTAATGACCACACTGTAAGTAGCCCAGCATATAATGAAACAGCATTGAATGTTATAACTGAGAGTTCGTGTGTACGTCTGTTCTTTTCAGAGAAAACATGGAAGCCTATATATTCAGGGCAGTTGTTTTTATCAATAAATGCTCCAGGCTCTATTAAAAAACTAGAGCAGTTTGGGTTTGATGTTTTTAGGGACTTAATAGACCATTCTTATGATGAAGAAACTGACTTGGTAAAACGTGTTAATTCTTGTGTTAACGAAATGGGTCGATTAAATGATGATATAGTAGATATATACCATCGTACAGCACTCAGGCGTAAGAATAACTTTTTGCATCTGCAAAGCAATGAATTTAAGCAACTTGTTGAGATAAGCGTGTGATCTATGTATACTTCACAGGTAGAATAAAAGACAAACGAAAAATTATAGAAGCATCTGAACTTATGTTAGCAGAGTTATGTGTTAACTGTGACTATGATGTTGACATTGACGTTTGTCTTTTACGACACTTAGACCAGCAAATGGCAGGCTATTGTTGGGGCGATGCAGAAATGATACATATAGAGATAGCTAGAAACAGTGAAGGTACTAAGTTTATGCGTGATGACATATTATTGCATCTTACCCATGAGCTAGTACATGCTAAACAATTGATTGAAAAGCAGTTTGAACCCCGAGCAACTCCAGGTATACCATATATGGAACTACCGTGGGAGCAAGAGGCATTTGGGCTAGAAGAAGAATTGTGTAAAAAATACTTCAAAATAGGTTGACTTATGCTTACTATCGATGCTATACTATACGGGTAGTATTTAATAAATAAGGAGACATTTACATGACCACAATTAATAATACAAGCGATGATTTTCTGTTTACTTACGAATCAGCAAGACCCTACAATGAAAACTTCACTGACTGGCGCCTTAAGAACAGTGCTGAACGTTCAGCATACAGCGAGAAGCAGTTGACACCAGTCGAAGCTGAAGCAATTTTTGACAAACTATTTGGACAATATAAGTAATGACAACTCATGCAATGATTGATATCGAGACGTTAGGCACTAAGCCTGATGCTGTAGTTTTAACTATTGGCGGTGTTAAGTTTGACCCGTATACTAGTGAAGAACCGCACACTCCCTTTAGTGTAAGATTAGACATTGATGAGCAAACTGCCCAAGGACGGGTAGTTGACCCTAACACTATTGAGTGGTGGGGCAAACAAGATAAAGCAATACAGGACGAAGCGTTTTCAGACGAGAATAGGACTCCTGTGTTGACTTTTATTGCAGACCTTAACAAGTGGTTAGTTGGCACAGAACTTAAATGGGCCCAAGGATCACGATTTGACTACGGTATCCTAGAGAACCTAATTGACCAGTTTGGACAGCATAAGAATTGGGCATATTGGCAAGAAGCTGATAGCAGGACACTAGGGCAATTAGTGCCTAGAGACTTGCGTAAAGACGATTCAGGCACTCAAAAGGACTTGCACTCAGCACTCGCTGATGCATACAACCAAGCAGTAGCAGTACAAAAAGCATATAAGCACCTAAATATCACCCAAGATTAACCAGAAAGATTGGTAAAAGGTTGACATAGGGTCGTATTGACTGTATAATATATACATATTAAACAATAAAGGACAGGAAAAAAGTTCAATAAAACTGGTAAAAAGGTTGACATGGACCCTAGAATTTAGTATAATATACATAAGTTAGTAAGAAGGGCTTACTAATAAATAATCATAATGTCGGGGATGACTAATATGACAAACTTGAAGAAAAACAAACTAAGCTATGTAAAGATTAAGGCTGGTACTTACCGTAAAAACGATATCGTTGATACAGTATTTCCCATCATTAAGCCACTTAACATTGGCAAGAAAGGCGCATTCATTACTGTAAACGGTAGTGAAGTAATGGGAGACCAGTTCGCTAGTATAAGAGTACTAATTGAAGATCCAACAATGGATTTAGAATATGTAACTCCTAGTGTATATGCAGATCAACCAAAAATTGACCTGGAGCCTAAGAAAGAAGAGAATGACGAAGAAGCTATTGAGCGTATCAGAGAACGTTTTGATATCCTTGATAGAATGACACATGCTGTAGCAGAAGGTACAGTACGTGGTATGATTGTTAGTGGTCCTCCAGGAGTTGGTAAATCTTATGGTGTAGAAACTGTACTAGAAGATTACGATATGCTTACTGAGGTTGCTGGCAAGCCTGCAAGAACTGAAGTAGTAAAAGGTTCGGTAACACCGATTGGTTTGTTCCAAACACTTTATAACAATTCATCTGCTGGTAACATACTAGTATTTGATGATTGTGATAGTGTGTTATTTGATGAAGTATGTTTGAACATGCTTAAAGCAACTTTGGATTCAGGCAAGAAGCGTTACATTACTTGGAAGTCAGAATCTAACGCATTGCGAAGAGAAGGCATTCCAGACAGATTTGAGTTCAAAGGTGGTTGTATCTTTATTACTAACGTTGATTTTGAGAACGTTCGTAGCAAGAAGATTAAGGATCATTTGGCGGCATTGATGTCTAGGTGTCACTACTTGGATCTTACAATGAACTCTACAAGAGATAAGTTCTTGAGGATTAACCAGATTGTTAAAGATGGTATGCTTGATGAATACAAGTTCGGCGAAGATGGTGACACGGAAGTCATTAGCTTTATGACCGAGAACCAAGATGCTCTTAGAGAGATTAGTTTGCGAATGGTTTTGAAGATTGCGGATCTTAGAAAAATGGATCCTGCTAACTGGACTAAACTTGCAAGAACTACTTGTATGAAAGGTACAATATAAACAGAAACACTGACAGTTCCCTGGTGCTCGATTGTTAGTCATCCCCCAAAGAGAGCACCATATTTGGTCTACTTGTAGACCACGAAGCCCGGATCCCCTCCGGGCTTCACCTTTTTCCAAATAAAAAACTAATAAACACTTGACATCTAGTGTGCTGAGTGTATAATTAGTATTGTGTCATAACACAAGGAGAAAATATGAACGAACTAATAAACCTTTGGAACAAACACACATTGAAGATTACAGGCGTAATAGTACTGCCTTTAATCCTAGCGTTTGGTATTTCTAAAGTGCAAGCAGAAGAAAGTGAAATAGAAGTAATTACTGTAGTTGCCCAGCAAGTACAGAAGATTGAAACGGACCCAGTCATAAGCACTAGATTGATAAGTGCAATAATGCCTGCGTTCACATATAGCCCAGGCGGCTATGGCGGCTTTATAGGTTTCAATGAGCGTGGAGCTCAAACGGTCCACACCACAGTGTACACAAATGGCGTACCAGCAAACGAGCCCGGGTCGGGTTGGTATAACTTTGGACATGAAATGGTGTCCGGTGAATCCGTGAGAATTATCTCTGGAGCAAACGGAGTACTATATGGTTCAGGCAGTATTGCTGGAACAGTACTAATTGAAGATGTTATTGACTCAGGTGTAACTGTTAGGACAGAAGGTACAAAGCCTTCATACCTCAGACTAGCACCAACTAACAATATTGAGTTTGTTAAGTTTAAGTCAAACAATAACTTTAGTGCCCGTAATGATAATACAGAATATGATGAGTACGACATGCAACAAGCAAAAGTATCCGTTGATGCAGGCGACTGGACATTCGACGGTAAGATTGCACAGTATGAGTACGACTATGATAATTGTTATACAGCAAACTTCAGTACATCAAATGCATGTGTAGAAGACGGCGACCGTTATAACTTTAGTATTAGAAACGACTATCTTACATTAGGTAGATCATACGTTGACAGTCAGTATTATACTGAAGGGTCAGAGACTTACAGTAATGAAAGTCACAGGAACTTCATTAGGATTGCAGAGCATAAGGATTTAAGTAATGCAGTTAACATTGACTTTGGTATAGATGCAGAGCAACTGTACTATGCAACACAATCAGGAACAACAGTTAAAACATACGATGACGATAACTATGGAGCATTCCTAAGTATCAATGCGTCAGCAGTATTTGATTATAACTTTGGTTTTAGATTGGGCAACGATGGGCAAAATGCATTAAGATTCGGTATAGCATCAGGACAGTTTTATTTAAATGTAGGCAACAGTTTTAGAAAGCCTAACTTATATGAAAAGTTTGGTGACGATTGGGTACTAGGTAACGCAGACCTGAAACCAGAAGAAGGTATAGGATACGAAGTTGGCTTCGGCGCAATTCAGTTATTCATGTACGATTTCTCTGAGACTATTGAATATCAGTCAGGCTTTATGTTAGCCGATGTATACGTCAAACCACAGTACTACAACGCAGGAGACTTCACTACACAGGGCTTTAGGTATATGCAAGAGTTTGGTGCATTTAATGTTATGTTAAAGTACACAGACACCGAGCAACCAAGAGTAGCAAAGTATGCCGGAGCAGTTAGTTGGAAACAACGTTACGGTAAAAATGAGTTCCAGATGCAGTATGCAGTTAATGTAGACAGGTCACCAAGTCCGTATGATGTAATTGATGGACCGTACTTGCCGGACATGAACAAGTTAAACTTATATCTTACTAGGTATATAAACGAACAAGTAACACTTTCGTTGAAGGTTGAGAATGCCTTAGACGAAGAAGTTGAGATTGTTCCTTTTTATTCTAACCGTGGAAGAGAAATTAACTTGACATTAGGCTACAACTGGTAGTATAATACATAAAAGCAAATAGAGGTTTCAATGGGAAAATGTGTTCTAGAAATACGTGACGAAGTAAACGTTAAGTTCGTTGGACTTGATGTTAAGACTAGGCGTACCGTATCAGACGCTGTAAAGTACTTTTTACCATACGCATTCCATATGCCGGCTTACAAGTTAGGTCGGTGGGATGGGTGTGTTAGGTATTGTGATGTCGGCGGTAGGACATACATGAACCTACTTGATAAGCTCTTGCCAATCGTACAACAAGCAGGCTACGAAATTGAGGTTCAAGATAACCGAAGTAAGTGGTCATTTGATTTCCAAGAAATATCACAGACTAGGTTTGAAGACACAGCCTGGCCCAAAGGACATCCTGCAGAAGGTGAGCCTGTTATACTTAGGGATTACCAAGTAGATGTTATTAATAACTTTTTAAAGCATCCGCAAAGTATCCAAGAAGTAGCTACAGGAGCCGGTAAGACGCTCATAACAGCCGCCTTAAGCAGTATGTGTGAACCACATGGGCGTACTATAGTTATTGTTCCTAACAAAGACTTGGTAGTACAAACAGAGCGTGATTATAAGAACTTAGGACTTGATGTAGGTGTGTTGTTTGGAGATAGAAAGCAGTACGACAAAACGCACACCATTTGTACTTGGCAGAGTCTAAGTATAATGGAAAAGAAAAGCAAGAAGTATGAAGCAGACTTCCCCATAGATGAATTTCTAGAGGATGTTGTTTGCATTATGGTCGATGAAGTACACAAAGCAAAAGCTGATGTGCTTCGTAACTTATTGGGAGGCGCATTTAGAAATGTGCCTGTCCGATGGGGACTTACAGGAACTATCCCCAAAGATGAATTCGAAGCCGTTGGCTGTGTTACATGTTTGGGACCTGTTCTTGGAAAGTTAAGCAGTAAGGAATTACAAGACAGAGGCGTACTAGCAAAGTTAGATATTAATATACTACAACTACAAGATGGTGTGTTAGGCTTTAATAACTATGCACAAGAACTCAAGTGGCTTGTAACAGACAAACAAAGAATGACCGAGGTTAGTAAAGTTATTACTAGTCTCAGCATTACAGGAAATACACTTGTCTTAATTGACAGGATTGCCACAGGGCAATTATTATCTGAGATGTTTCCTGAGTGGGTATTTATTAGCGGTGAGATGAAAGTGTCTGACAGGCAAAAGGAATACAGGGAAGTAAGTGAGATGGACAATAAAGTTATTGTTGCTACATATGGTGTAGCGGCAGTAGGAATTAACATACCCAGGATTTTTAACTTAGTTCTTTTAGAGCCAGGAAAAAGTTATGTGCGTGTAATACAATCGATAGGTAGAGGCATTCGTAAAGCCGAGGACAAGGATTATTTAAATGTTGTTGACATTACGAGTAATTTAAAGTATAGTAAGAAACACTTGACTGCCCGTAAGGCATTTTATAAAGAACAAGGTTTTCCGTTCCAAGTGACCAAAGTGGAGTATAAATGAAAATATTAACAGTAGAAAACGATGTATATGAGATTGACCATGTACCTGATGAAATAGATGATATAAGATTTTGTGTTTTTGACACAACCGAAACAGACTGGATGGATTATTATTTCCTCCCACTGATCTTCTTGGAGAGTTTTTATGCTCCTGCTATATGTTTACAAATAGGCGAGAACTCAATTCAAATGCCTATGGACTGGAGTATAGTAATTACAGATGAAGATTTGACTGCTATCGAGGTAATCCCATTAACCAGTTTAAACAATAGGGGATTTTTAACAGCAACGCTGAACCCGTTAGGCAGGAAGATGCTTGAAGCTGAACCAATTCAGATTACTAACATCTATCAAGATGTTAAATGGTTCTTCCCCAAGTTGAAGAATGGACATTTATTAGTAGCACCCTTGGAAAACAAACCAAATCCTAGGTGTGCATTTTTTGTAAAAGAAGCCAACAAGATTCCTAGTGACATCGACATTGGCGACTTGTTAGATTAGGAGAAATATATGAGTTTAGATAAAGACATAGAAAAGATGACGCAGAAACTGAAAGGTAAAAAAAGGCGTTTTAGAATTGAAGCAGGATACCGAGGTGGCGAAGTCGGAATTGGTAAAGTTAATGCAGACTTTGTGGATCATTTTATAAACCCAGAAGATGGTGATGGCGACTTAATAGATTTCGTTACCAGTTTTGATTGGGATGAAGTAGACGAGTCAATACCAGTACCATACGAAGACTTTGAATCGTGGACAGAAACAACTGAAATTGAACACCTAAATGGCGCATACGCTGACGGGCAGTGGAGTTACGAAGAAGTTCCTGCAGATGGTAGCGACGATTATGCGTATGAAACTGTAATTGATTTTGATGCTTATCATTTGTATGGCAGAGAAGCATATATGGATGATAAGAAGCCAGAAGACATGACCAATTATAAACCAGTGTTACAATTCCACAGTGGAGAGAAAGGCGGATTTGGTGCATGGTTTGTTGAAACAGTAGGCGAAGATTTTAACCCTAAGAAAGTAGCATTTAGTTCTGTTGAATCTCAGGTAGCTGAAATAGTTCAAGACATGTGGTATGATAAAGAATTGATTGACAAAGATTATGATAATTGTGATACTACTGGTAAAGGCTACTATGCAAGTGTAGGTTATATGAATATGAAATGGCATGACTCAGAAGAAAAATACACTGAAGAGTTTTTTACAGAAAATGAAATTTGGGAATGTTACGAGGATGAATTATTAGATGAGTAGTTATAATATCGATTTAAAAGATTGTATTAGAACTGTACCAAACTTCCCGATACCTGGAATACAGTTTAGAGACATAACTAGCCTCATAGAAAATCCATCGGCATTTAATAAATCTCTACTAGACTTAACATCGTTAACAATGAGCTTCGGCGCAACTAAAGTGGTTGGCATCGAAAGTAGAGGGTTTGTGTTTGGCACACCAGTTGCCAGAGATTTAGACTTGCCTTTTATAATGGCTCGTAAGCCTGGCAAGTTACCTAACCCAACACACAAACGTGATTTTGATTTAGAGTATGGTAGTACAAGTTTAGAGATACAAAAAGTTACTGACATAAACGAGTATGACAAAGTTGTTATTGTAGATGATTTAATTGCAACAGGTGGTACAGCAATAGCCTGTGCAGACTTAGTACATGAATGTTTTGATGTGCCTAAAGAAAATATCTTAATATTGGCTGTAATAGACTTGCCCAGCTTAGAAGGAAGTGCTATAATAGAGAAACACGGTTATAGTGTAAATACATTAATTGAATTTGAAGGTGAATAGTATTAAAGACATTATTTTAATAGCATTGGAGTCTGAAGCTCCTGAAATGCAGAGTTGGGATAACGTGTTCTTTACGGGTGTAGGCAAAGTTAATGCCGCCGTAAGAGCATCAGCATTAATAACAGAACACAAGCCAACAAGAGTTTGGAACTTTGGTACAGCAGGCGGAATTAATCCTACATGTAAAGACCTAGTTGAAGTTAGTAACTTTGTTCAACGTGACATGCGGTGCTGTGAACTAGGATTTGACTTAGGCATGACCCCGTTTGAAGACTATATAACAATTAGTTTTGACAACCCAGACGAAGGATTAACATGCAGTACAGGCGACAACTTTGTTGATAATCCTGACTTAGAGTTACCTGCAGATGTTGTAGATATGGAGGCGTATGCTATCGCTAAGGCTTGCCAGTATCATGGGGTAGACTTTAGATGTTTTAAATATATAAGTGATAGTGCCGATGAAAATGCAAATGCTGAATGGCATGAGACAGTTTCTAACGGCGAACCTTATTATATACAAGCCTATACGGAGAATGATGATGGACAGTAGAGAGCACCAGGAACAAAAGTTAAAGTTCCAAGAGAAACAAATTAAGGATCAGGAGAAACAAATAGCCGAACAGACGAAGCGTATTGCAGAACTTCACAAAGGGAAGAAGAAGTAGCATGGCAAAGAAACCGCAAATACCTTTACAAGAAGTTATGAAAGCCATTGACAAAAAAGACCGTGGCTGGTATAACCGTCTAGATGCTGAAAGAAAAAAAGCATTTAGTCCTTGGATGATGATGAGGTATGCAAGTAGTGTACAAGGTAGTACAGCACCTGACTATATATGGATGGTCAATGAACTGGTCAATCACAAGTTTTCGGATGTTAGTAAGCACCCTGAGTTACAGTGGTTGTTGTTAACAGCGGCAGGCAGTGGTAAAATACAACATCATCCTTATATTAAACCGCCCAACAGCAGAAAGAAGAAGAACAAACGAAGTGAGTTTGTGCATTCAGTATTGCCACACTTAAAAGGTGACGAAGTGCAACTGTTCTTAACATTGAACGATGACAACGATTTAAAAGAACTAGCACTAGCACATGGTTGGGACGATAAAGAAGTTAAGGAACTATTAAAATAATGGAATGCAGATGGTGTAAAAAGTCGTTTAAGTCAGAGACTACTCTGGCAGTTCATATGTGTGTAAAGAAACGTAGATTTGCAGACAAGGATATGAGCCATATTAGACTGGCACACAGAGCATTTCAGATATTTTATGAGATAAACACTAGTGCAACAAAGCCTAAAACTATAGAGGACTTTATTGTAAGTCAGTATTACGAAGCGTTTGTAAAGTACGGCAGAGCATGTACTGTTAATGAGTGGTTAGATCCTGTAAAGTACACAGAGCATTTAATTAAGACAGGTGTTAAGTTACAAAAGTGGGCATCAGATAGTGAGTATGACAAGTATTTAAAACTGTATGTTAGAAAAGAGCCTGGACTAAAAGCACTAGAACGTTCAGTTATATATCTTGCAAGATGGGGCGAAGAAAACAACGAGCCTTGGCAAGATTACTTTGTTAAAGTATCGCCTAATAGGGCAGTACATGATTTACGGAGTGCAAAAATAAGTCCTTGGGTAGTATACCTAAGTGAATCAGGTGATAAGTTATTAGAACGGTTTAACAGCGAACAAGTTAAGATGATACAGGATGTCATTGAACCTCCTTTTTGGATGAAACTGTTTACTGCAAATAAAGAAGAAGTTAATGAAATTAAACAGGCTTGTAAGGAAGCAAAAATATGAAAACGAAAATAATTAGTTATAGCCAGACCCCTAAAGCAGAAGTGCCACAGGATCTGTTAGATTTGGTCGCCTATTGTGCAAGAGTAAGCAACCCAGAGAATCAGAATAACACTGCAACAAACGATAAACTAGTAAAGTATCTTATTAAGCACAAACACTGGAGTCCATTAGAGATGGTAAGTGTTTGTATGGAAGTAGAAACAACCAGAGACATTGCTAGACAACTGTTGAGACACAGAAGTTTTAGTTTCCAGGAGTTTAGTCAACGTTATGCAGACCCTACAAAGGATTTAGAGTTTGAAATTAGACAAGCACGATTACAAGATACTAAGAATCGTCAAAACAGTATTCCTACAGATGACGGATTGCTTAATCATGCATGGGCAGACCTGCAACAGAAGGTAATTGACACCGCCTTAGAAGCATACAATTACGCTATAAGCAACGGTATTGCTAAAGAGCAGGCAAGAGTAGTACTACCGGAAGGAAACACACTAAGCAGACTGTACGTTAACGGCACATTGCGTAGTTGGATACATTACATTGAATTACGTGGTGCTAATGGCACACAGTTAGAGCATATGGAGTTAGCATGGGCAGTAGCAGACGCTATTACACATATATTCCCAATGGCGGCTGAGTATTCGGGGAAGACCGAATGACACAGAGAAGCAAGATTCATTTAGGCTTGCTAACACTAGCGATAATTCTAGTGTTAGCATTCTTTACTACTGATGCAAAAGCAACAACTTATGTCGCATACGCACATGAGCTACCATTCAAAGACGCTAAGTCTCAGGCTGAAACACACAGTTTGCGTTTAGGATATATGGCTAACGGCATGTATATTGAAGCAGGTCCTATGACCGGCGGACATAGTTTGGAGATGGGTTACAAGGTAAAGAAAGGAAATTGGATCTTTAAGACCAAGTACGAAAGTGAAGAAACTAAGTACACCACTCTGTTTAAGAGTAAAATAGAAACTGAAGTAATTTACAAGTTCGGAGATTAATGTATATGGCTAATCAGTCCCACATCTACACACCGTCTGCATCCACACCGTCTGCATCAACTGTGACAATTACGGGTAATCCCCCGTTAACTAGCGGTACAAACAGCATATACACCACTAATAACACTGGTGCAATTACTATCAACGGCACGAGTGCAAACACAATGTCGTACTATGATGGCTTCGATGGGAAAGGCTCAATTCAGGTCGGTGGACAAGAGCTTGATGGGGATAGATTGCGAAAACTAGACGCATTGCTATCTGCATTAGATTCTTTAGAGGATGACAATGCCCTCAAAGAGTTGTATAATATACAACTAATGTTAAACAAGATAAAAGGTAGAAAATGAAAATAAATTTCGATGTTGATATTGATATGGCTAACAGGGATAAGTTCTTAGAACTTTTTAATCCTGTACCTGCTAGTATCAAACGTGAGCAATCATATGAAAAACACAACACCGGAGTTTACTTTCAGCCTATCCCTTGTTTTCCGTTAGAGGGATTTAGTACAATAGACCATAAGGAAGCAGAGGAATTAGGATACTTTAAAGTAGACGTATTGAACAATAGTGTTTACAAAGACATTAATGACGAAGCACACTTGGATAAACTATTGGCACAAGAACCTATGTGGGAGTTGTTCCAGCATGAAGAAATTGTTAAGCAACTTTTTCACATAGGTAATCATTACGACATTATCAAGCAACACTTACCGCAAACAGTTGAACAACTGGCAATGATACTTGCTATGATTAGACCTGGTAAAAGGTACCTAGTAGGCAACAGTTGGGAAGTCGTTGAAAACGAAGTATGGGAACAAACTGATGGTTATTTCTTTAAGAAAAGCCATGCGATAGGATACGCACTAGTAATTA